GTTGAATTTTATGCTTGAATTAAGCGGTTACGCTGGAAAAGTAAAATTAAAAGACGTTCAACCATTACCAAAAGATGAACCGGTTCAAACTGTTGAAGGGCAACCAGCAACGGAAACGCTTGACGTGGCAAAATCCGCGTTGAACGGGTCGCAAATTGCGTCGTTAATTGATGTTGTCGCTAAAATAAAAGAAGGAATTTTGACACCCGAAAGCGCGTTGAACATATTGGTCGCATCATTCCCAACAATAAGCGAAACAACCGCGCGTCGAATCGTTGGGATGCCATCGGTTCAACAAACACCGATTGTTCAATCATGCGACCGTCACGAATTTAGCGACGAGGAAATAAAAGTTTTCGCGGAATTCGGCGAATCGAATGACAATTACATTGTATTGCATTCCGAGGCGATTGAATGGGACACGCCAAGCGCGGACGTTTTCGCGCGAAGTCAACAATTGTTTGATAAAGTTGGCGAAATTTCCGCCAAGTTAACCGGAGGCGATAAAGACGTTTTAAAACTTTTGTCGGACGGGGAATCAAGCGACGCAATCGCGAAGGCGTTGAACACGTCGGTTGAAGAAATCGCGAAACGAATTCAATTGATTCGTGAACTTGATTTGATTTCGAAGGGAGGCGAAGTTAACACGCTGGGAAAGTCGGTAATTGAAAACCTTGAAATTCCTATTTCGAGGTTTGAGGTTAGGTATACATACCAAACACGTCCCGACGTTCCGCCAGTCAAGACACAATCAAGGGCGTTTTGTGTTAAATTAATCGAATTGAATCGAAGTTATTCCCGTCAAGATATCGACAACATTTCCGTTCGTGTTGACCGTGACGTTTGGCGTTACCGGGGCGGTTGGTATTCCTTTCCAAAGGACGATCCAAGATATCCAGCGCGAACACCTTATTGCCGTCACGAATGGGTTCAACAATTAGTAATTGCACAATAATTAAAACATGAACTATCTTTTATCAGTTGAAAACCTAAAAAAATTAGGTTTGATTCATCAAAACACCGATACGAAAATTCTTGCGGTCGCTATTCGTCGAAGTCAAGACATCAACGTTCAACCAGCTTTGGGGACACCTTTGTACAAAGCATTATTACAACGCGTTCAAACGAATTCATGGACACCGACCTATTTAACTTTGATGAATGATTATGTTGTGCCTTGTTTGGTCGCATACGTTGACTATCGTTGTTGTTTATTATTGAATGAAAAATTGACGAACAAATCGGTCGGTCGTGTTTCGGATGAAAATATTCAAGCAAATGACCGACAAAATACTTATGTTTTCCGCGACCAATTGTTAAAGGACGCGCAATTTTACAAAGAGCGATTAATTGGTTTCTTGATGGACGACAACGGCGACAATTATCCCGAATACATTGATTGCTGTGGATCGCCATCAATGTGTCACGAAAAGGTCACAAAGGATCAAACGGGATATTCACCATTAAATTGGATTATATGAACAAACGGTTTGTTCCCGGCAAAAAGGACATTGAAAAATTGAACAAATATTTGAAAAATGGAAAAGACGTTAAACCAATTGATGCGCGAATTCGAAATAATCGCGTCCGAACATCGACAGATAAATGATTTTTTCCAAGGTGATTATTTAGACGCCGTTTCACGGGACGCCGTCGATTACCCGTTAATGGTTGTCACCTTGCAACCGGGTTCAATTTCCGATTTCGGCGTTCAAGTCAATGCGGTTATTTCAATCGCGGACAAATATAACATTCAAGAATATAGACAAATTAACGAAATACATTCCGACTGTTTGTCCATTTGCAAAGATATTCACGTCATTTTGAAGCAATGGCGCTTTGAGGATTTCCTCGACGTGACTGGAACAATCGGAACACAACCATTCATTAACCGTTCACACGATGTGACGGCGGGATGGACAATGACCATTGCGATGAATGTTTATGATTCCGAAGATTGGTGCAAAATTCCCATGGACAATTACGATTTTGGCAATGATTAAGGAATCCCACGTTCGACAAACCGCTTGGATTTATTTCCTTTGTTCGTATGTAACGGCGTTCGCGCTATGGTTTCAAGGCGCGTTTTATTTACAAATGTTGGGCTGGTCAATGTTTTTTTATAACAATTACCAAATAATATACGAACTTTACGTCAATCAACATCCAGATGAAAACTAAAATTTCAATTTTCGCGCTTTCCTTACTTTCGATTTTAGCGCCGGTCAAACCGATGGTATTAATTGCAATAGCGTTTATTTGGTTGGATTTATGTTTCGGTGTTTGGCGAAGCGTTCGTTTGAAAGGTTGGCGGTCCATTCGATCGCGAGGTTTGGCAAGGACGATTTCAAAATCATTGCTTTACGCTGGCGGGATTGTTGTTGTGTATTTCCTTGAAAAATATGTCATTTCCGATTTAATCGGTTTATTTGTATCGGTTGAATTGGTATTGACGAAAGCATTCACGTTTTTTTGTGTATTTATTGAAATCAAATCAATCAATGAAAGTTATTTTGACGTGACGGGAAAGGATGTTTTGAAATCATTCAAGGAATTTTTGACCGCGAAAAAACAAGAATGGGACGAATTTAAAAACTAATCATGTACACAAATATGTACACAAATATGTACACAAGAGAACAAATCGAAAAGGCGGTCAAAGAAAAGGGTTTTAAATGGTTCGAAGACCATTCGAATAAAGGTTACGACGTGAATATTGTTGGCGTTCGAAACAATTCCCCCAGCATCGCCGACAAGGTGACGAATGTGTTTGACGATTTTATCACGATTTCGTTCAAGGACGCCAACGGAACGTGGCAATTTTTTTGCTGGAACGCGACGACCGATCCCGGAAAAAAAGGTGTCGAGAAATTTGGCAATCCAAAAGGCGTTGCGCGGTTGGTAGCGGGTCAATATCGAGGCGTTTGGGCAATCGACAAGCATCGAGGAAAATACGACGCGCTTTGTCAACGACATGGCAACGTTACGGTTTGGCGTGACGGAAATCGTGACATGAAATTTAATGAAATCAAAACGGACACGGGAATGTTTGGGATAAACATCCACAAAGCTGGAACCGATTCGACTTGGGTTGAAAATTGGTCCGAAGGTTGCCAAGTTTTCAAACGTGTAAAGGATTTCGAAACGTTCATGTTCATTTGCAAGAAAGCGTCAAAGATTCACGGAAATAAATTCAGTTACACTTTACTCGAAATATGAGGTTGATTTTTATCGTTTTGCTTGCGTTGGCGCTTGTTTCGTGTTCATCTGAACGCAAAGCACAATATCACGTCCGAAAAGCGCTAAAACATGGCGCTAAATTTACACAAGACACCGACACAATTCGAATCGCAACCGTTGATTCGTTCCCGGTAATTGTCAACGATTCGATTGTTTGGGAAAAAATTATTTCGTATCGCGATACGGTAATACAGTATCAAAACGTATATGTTCCAACGACGCGTTTTCAAGAACGAATTCGATACAAGGAACGAATCAAAACCTTGAAAATCAAAGGTGACACCGAAGTCAAGATTGTTCGACAACAAGCGAAGGTAAAAAACAACCAAATCGTGAAATATCGAACAAATTGGTGGCTTATTTTAATTGCGTTCATACTTGGTTTTGTTTTGCGATTCATTTTGAATTCATCGGTTTTCAATCGAATTGCTTTATTTTTAAAATATAGGGGTGAAATTTAGACCACGAATAACGCGCGAAGAATTCGACGTTGTCGCACAATATCGAAGAATCAAGCGCGAATGCGACGATCAAGGAATTGACGTTAAGAACGTAAAACATGGTTGGTTGAAATCAAAGAACACCAGCTTGTTTTTTAAAAATCCCGAATATCAAAACGAACTATTCGGAAAAATGGAACAGTTGCGCGTTGACATAATCAAGTCAATTGAAGAACATTCCCCAGTTTACCCGACAATTAAAAGGACCAAATCAAAGGATGGTCATTTGTTGGTCATTGATCCCGCGGACGTTCATATCGGAAAACTGGCAACCGCATTCGAAACGGGCGAAGAATACAATCAACAAATTGCGGTCCAACGCGTTCACGAAGGGGTTCAAGGAATTCTTGACAAGTCAAGCGGATTTCACGTTGACAAGATTCTATTCATCGGAGGAAATGACATTTTGCACATTGACACACCGAAACGACAAACAACCGCTGGAACACCACAAGACACCGACGGAATGTGGTATGAAAACTTTATCAACGCGAAACGGCTTTACGTCGAAATCCTTGAAAAATTAATTACCATTGCCGACGTACATTTTACGTTCAATCCGTCAAATCATGATTACACGAACGGGTTTTTTCTTGCGGACGTTATTCAATCATGGTTTCGTAATTGCAAAAACATTACATTTGATTGTTCGATTTCGCATCGAAAAGCATTTCAATACGGGACAAGTTTAATCGGAACAACACACGGCGACGGGGCGAAATTACAAGATTTGCCGTTGTTGATGGCTCAAGAATTCCCGCTTGAATGGTCGAAAACGAAACATCGTTACGTTTACACACACCACGTTCACCACAAAATGTCAAAGGATTTCATCGGCGTGACCGTTGAATCTTTGCGTTCACCGTCGGGAACGGATTCGTGGCATCATCGAAACGGTTACCAGCATTCGCCAAAAGCGATTGAAGGGTTCATTCATCACCCGGAACACGGTCAAATCGCCCGTTTAACACACATTTTTTAAGCTTATCACCTTATTTTTGCGGAATTTATTTCAGCTTATGTACTGAAAAAGTACAATTCACCGCACTTTTGTGCCGTTTATAACCGCTTATCTTATTTAGAATCATTCTAAATTTGTGTAAAAATTAAAAGTTTTGTGAAAAAAGTTTTTCAGTTATGAAACATTTTGTAATTTCACCACGTTAAACAATTAAAAAAACACAAAATGAAAACATTAAATTTTAATCGCGTTGAATGGTATCGATTTGAAACACTTTGTAAATTATTTGGATTTAAGATTGAAACCGACGCAACTTATAGCTATTCAAATTTAGTTGAAACCGAATGTTATTATTTACGAATCATAAAAAATGGTACTGTTGTATGTATCGCAAATCTTATTGATTAATAAACAACGAGGGGTGCGTCTCGGTTAACGCACATTTTAACCAAAAACAAAAAACAAAACACAAAATGGAAACTTTTAAAATTACATTTTTCGACCACGACGGAAACGAAATGTTTCACAAGGTCACCGAACAATTCGATTTCATCGAAGCGTATAAATATGCCAACGAAATTTTGGCAACAACAACATGGGATGTCGCAACCGTTAAAGTCGATGAATTATGAACGAATATACAAAAATAATACTTGACTTTGTGTTACTGGTCGGGTTCATGGCAAGCGGTTTTTTATTAATATTTTATGCAATAGCAACATGGTAAATTCAGTTGACAAACATTGGTTCGATTTTCAAATCGAAAATGTACATGGTTCGGTGACTTTTGAAATAGATGTTATAATCATGGACGAATTTGGAACGGTCGATTTTGACCTACATTTCACCGAAATTTGGTCATTTACCAACGACGAAAATGGTCATGAAATCGAAATCAAATTAACCGGGAAACAAGAAAAACAAATTGAAAATG